GCAAACGCGCGTTGCTCAACTCCAGGCATCGCAGACGGATTTCGACACCCGCGTCCAGACCGAGGTTGCCCGGGTCGTCGCCTCCACCGGCACCACGCTTCCGGCCCGCGTCACTCCCGCAGGCGACCAACAACAAGCCGCCGACCTTCACGCGCAGTTTGCAGCGATCACCGATCCCACCGCGCAAACCGTCTTCTGGCGCAAGCTCACGCCCGAACAACAAGCCCTCATTCTCAAACACCAAGCCTAACACCCCGCCATGTCCAACACTCTAACCAACGTCAAAGATATCAAGGTCGCCCAGAAGGCGCTCATGCCCTTCACCGCGAACCTGATGCCCGTCACGTCGTTCTCCACCAACTTCGGCCCGCAACCTTCCGACAAGGGCGACACCGTGCGTGTTCCATTGATCGGTGCCCCGTCCGGTTCGAGCGACTTCGCCGGTGACTACACCGCCAACGCGGATTCCACCGTCACGACCATCCCGGTCACGCTCAACCGGCACAAGTTCAAGACGGTCCACGTCACCGCCCGCGAGGCGTCCGAGACCGCCATGGACCTGTTGGACACGCTGGTGGCAACCGCCTCCCAACAACTCGCTCAGGACGTGTTGCTCGACATCATGACGGTCATCACCCTGGCCAACTTCGGCACTCCGGGCATCCCCGCGCTCGCTGCCACCAGCTTCGACTACAAGAAGGTACTCGGCCTGCGCGAAGCCTGCGGTGCGGTCAAGATGCCCGCGTCTCCGCGTTCGCTGGTGCTCGACGCCGGTCACTACACCAACCTGCTGGCCGACGACGTGGTGGCCAAGAGCTTCAACCTCAACCTGAGCGCCCCCGGCGTCACCGAGGGTTTGGTCAAGCGTCTGGCAGGTTTCGACCTCCACGAAACGGTGGTTATCCCGTCCGACCACGCGGAAAAGCTCGTCGGCTTCGCGGTTCACCCGAGCGCGATTGCGGTGGCCATGCGCTACCTCCAACCGGTCGCCGACTACCAACAGGCCGGTGCCGTCACCGATCCGCAGACCGGCATGACCTTCGGCTACCTGCGCTTCACCGACACCCGCGCCAACAAGGTGTTCGTCACCCTCGAATGCCTCTACGGCTTCACCATCGGCAAAACCGACGCCCTCAAGCGCATCGTCAAACCATAACCAATCCCCAACCTAACAACCAAAGCCATGCTCCCATTCAGCCAAACCGGCAATGCCGGATCCACCCTGAGCCACGTCGTCATTCCCGCAGGCGGGCGCGACCGTGTGCGAGTCCAGTATGTGAACGCCACCTCCGACAAGGCGGCCTCATTGCTCACCTTCAAGGCACCGACCGCATCCACGGTCGTCACCGCCACCAGCGCCGCCAACCAGGCAGTGGTGAACTGCGTGCCCTACTCCGGGGCGGCGGCGAACGACGTGGTCGTGCTGTTCTCGTTAGCCACTGGAACCGGCGTGCGCGGCGTGGTGACCTCGGTGCAGGCCGGGGTGTCGATCACGCTCACGGCAAACCTCGGCCTGGCGCTGGCCCCCGGCGACACGGTTCACCTGATGGCCGCCAAGGCGCAGATCCCGGTCGGCGCGGCCACCAAGGAAGCCAACGCGGCCACCGTGTTCGTCGTCCATGAAGGCCCGGCCCTGATCGAACTCGACGGCACGTCCGCCTGCCGCATCAATTTGGTGGCCGGCGAGTATTCCTGATTCTCCTGCATTGGCATAACAGGGTTCGTGGACATCCTCTCCGGGCAACCGGAGGGGGTGTTTTGTTTGAATTATACGCAAAAAATCAAGCTCCACTTAATTTTTGGCATGCAAAATAAACATTTTTCTTGCCATTGATTACATTGGATGGCAGAGTTCAAGCGGAACTTGACCTATGGCAGGCAACATAATCAGAAACCTTCAGACCTCCCAGCCACGGGGAATGCCCTTTGATTCCGCCACCTTGCGCGGTTTCGGAGTTTCATCGGCTCTTGCCCACGACTACGTCAACGCGGGGTGGTTGGTGCGACTGGGATGGGGAGTGTTCATGTTCGCCGGCGACGAACTGGCGCGGGACCTGTCGCTCAAATTCCTGTCTGCAAGAATCCAAGGGCTGCATGTGGCTGCCAAGACCGCGCTGACATGGCATGGTTTCCAGCAGAACCTGGCCCACAAGGAAACCTTGTGTTTATGGGGAAATGGTCAGGCTACGCTGCCAGACTGGTTTCAAGCACGCTTTCCCGCACGCTACAGCGCGCCGCGTCTGTTTGAAAGCGCGCAGCCTGCGGGCTTTGGACTTGCTCCAATGCCAGAGTCGCCCGACGGTCCGCTGGTGTCGGCACCGGAACGGGCATTGCTGGAAATGCTCAGCGAAGTCGGCGTATGGCAGGAAGTGGAGGAAGCGCGTGGCATCATGGAGAATGTTAGAAATCTCCGCGCACGCGAACTCGGAATTCTGTTGGAAAACTGCCGGATGATCAAGGCCGTGCGCCTTTGTGTGTTATGGGCGGAAGAATTCGGCCTGTCGTGGGCCGCATCCGCCCGTGAATCCGCCACAACCAAACTGGGAACCAAACGCTGGATCAAACGACTCCAGAACGGTCGCACACTCATTCTGAACGCCTGATGAATCCGAGCGTGAACAAATGCCCGCGATCCGCTGGAAACTCGAAAACCTCGCGAGGCTCAAGCGGACCAATCCGAGCAAGTTTTCCCGGCAAGCAGAGGAATTGACTACGCGCTTGAGCCGCTGACCCGTGACAGTCGCGGCGCTTGATTGACAGGCACGCCCAGACATGGAACTTGAATCTGAAATTCTATCGGACCTACGGCAGCTACTATCAGAACACGGCGTGAAAGCACGCTGGCAGGGACTCGACCTGCTTGTGCTAGTCAGCCGCGTGAAGCGCGACCAGCAAATTGAGATGGGCGGGTTCGTGGAATCGCCCGATCTCAGCCTGCGGGTGCCGAAGCTGGCGTTTCCCATCACACTCCCGAAATTCGGCGAGCGCATCGAGGTGGACGGGGCCGAATACCGCATCTCGCAGGTTTCCAGCCATCCGCGCTCTCCCATTCTAACACTCAGCCTCTCCACCACCGATGAGTAACTTCCGGTTCACCGCCAGGATGCACGGGACGGATGATGTGGTCCGCCTGCTCAAGCAATTCCCGCAGAAGATCGGGCGCACCCTCGAATCCCTGGTGAAGCAGGAGGCGCGGGGGCTGGCCGTGGAACTGGCCCGCCACACCCGCCCGTTCGGGTTCACCGACAAAGCACGGCAGCAGGGGGAAAAGTCCGTGGCCGGCAACATCCGCAAGGTGTTCGCCCTGCCGTCCGACGCGTATGAGCAGATGAAGCAGACGAACCCCGAAGATGCCGACCGGTTTTGGGCGCAGGTCACGAACCGCCGCTTCTCGAAGGCGCGCGACACGCTCGCGAAATCCTCATCCTCATGGAACGATCTGACAATCGGCCGTCTGGACCCGAACCTCCACAAGCAGAGTCGCAATGAGAAAGGGCGCGTCACCCGCAAGCGTCCCGCGATGGTCGTCACCAGCCCGAAGGCGCTCGATACCTATATCACACGCATCCAGAAGCGGGTCGGTTTCGCCAAAGGCTCGTGGATCAACGCGGCCAAGGCCATCGGCGGACGTGTCAGGGGTGCCGCGCAATGGGCGACACGTCACAAACAGGCCCCCGGCACGGCCCGCGTGAAAACCGGCGACAACCCGGGCGTGACGCTGGTCAACAACCTGAGCTATATCCGCCAGGTGTGTCTTGATAGTTCGATAGACCGCGCTCTTGGTTTCGCCGCGATCCGCTTGCGCAAGGCGCTGGCGACCTCTCTGCGGATTATCACGGACCGCGAGAACAGCCGCATGAACCGCCGCGCCGGTTGAAGTCAGTCCGTTAGATATCCAGCACCCGCCACTTCAACCAGGGCAACAAGCCATGATTCTGGTGGAAAAAGCGGAATGCATCGACCACGTCATCAAGATTGAGGAGGTCACGGTGTTGTCCAGGACTCACATGATTGTGTTTCTTGAGCTCGAAGGATTTTTTCGATGCTCCGGGGTAGCAGGCGCGGTAATGGACGTAGCTGCCGGACGGATTCGTGATCCGCCATTCAAGGTGCCACCCATTGAACCCGCGGAGGCACTGGACGTAGGTGTTGCCCCGGACTGATAGACAGACGAAACTATTGAAGCGGCCGGGATCGAGTTCGCGGATGACGTGCTCCACCAACGACCATGGCGGATTATTCTTACTCCGTCCGATCTCGTCTTTGAGGAGCATGCCTTTGAGAGCGGGTGACAGATCGCTTTTCTCGTGGGATTGCGTCATAAAATCGTCGTGGATTTCCGTAAGCAACCAGCGTGGAAAACCACCCTGTTTTTCTTTCGGTTCATGGAGGATTGAGGGGGTGGTTTTTGGGAGCATGATGATTGATTTCATAGCGACGTTTTATGGCAAATTCCACCTGAAATTACCAGCAAAACCGATGCATTTTCCGCCCTTTTTTGACGGGTGATACGGCCTGAATTTCGAGCAATAACCGGGCTCGGTTGACGCCGTGCCGGGTTCATGTCGCAGATCATCGAAGACGCCCTAACGTCGAAGCTGGCAGAATGGATTGACTCCAACAGGCCGGATGAATTCCCCGCAAGCGTCCCGGTCCATGTCGCCAACCGTGATGAAGTCCGCACCCGCCCGTGCATCGTGCTGGACGCGCCCGAGTCGAAGCGCGTTCCGGCCCCGCCCAACACCTCGCGGGTCAAGCTGGATGTCCATTTGTTCACGCAGATCGACGACACCGGGTCGGCCGATCACGCGGCGATGGCAAAGGCATTATCCGACCTGCTGGCCGACAGGGGGATGATCAAGACCGCCCTGAACTCAAGCACCTTCATACTGCACGCCCTGATGTTGCGCGAGAGCAGCACGTCGCCCGACGAATCGCGTGGCCGGGAGTCCGTGATAACCTACGAGGCCATCGCATCGGCGGTGTAGTTGACATCATTCCAGAGGTCAAATGGCCGCAACCGAACTTGGAACCACAGGAGTATGGGGAATCAATGCCGATGAGTCCGGAATGTTGATTTCCGACATCAGCTACGATTACTCGCAGAAGGACAGGCCCGTCCTAAGCAAGATCGGGGAAGTCATCGGTGTGGCGCTCTGGCAACAAAAGTGCGACATCAAATTCTCGGGTCTGATCCCTGATTCCGCGCCATTCGCTTCCAAGCTCGGTGCCGTGCTCACGATTGCCAACACCATACCGGACCACATGGCATCCAGCGGCGGCAAGACCGTTCTCATGGGATTGAGTCGCAAGGCCGCGCAAGAGGACTTCCAACAGGTGGACGTGTCAGCCGTCAACTGGCCTCTGATGGCTGCGTAATTCCAGCCCCTAACCAAGATCCCACCCATGAACGCAACAGTTCACGTTTCATCGACTTCCACCAGCAACACCTGTCTCGCCGCCGCCCTAACAGCCTGCGGCGTCCCGCTGGCAACCAAGCCGTTCATCCAAGTCGTAGGAGACGGCATCAAGGGAGAGCGCACCGTGTGGTTCTTCGAGCCGGTGAGCCTGTGCGGAAAGTACAAGACGGGCGAATTGATAGAGGCTTGGAACAACGAGACATGGCACATCGCCAATCCTGAGCACCCGTTCGCGTACATCAAGTGCGCCCTGTTGAACCGGGAGCGGCTCGTGGACAAGGTGAAGCAGAACATCCCGATGGCCTGCATCCGGCGCCGGGGAAAAATCCTGTTCCTGCCGCTCAACGCCACGCCGCGAACCGAAGACTTCTTCCTGAGCAAACTCTGAGATCCACACCATGAACGACAACCAACGACAAGACAGACTGTCCTCCGCTTTCAGCGATGTTGAAACCATGATCGGAGGACACACGATGCGCCCGCTTTCGCTGGCGACATACGACGTGATGCTCCGCACCGGCAACCCGCTGGTAGGCAAGGCCGGGAAGGATGAAAACGCGCCCGTGCTGGAAGACGGCACCCCCGAGTTCACCCGGTCCATCATCGGATTCGTGTTCATCCATTGCGCCCCGTGGCCCGAGGTTGTTAGAGCATCGTTCGACGAGCAGGAGTTCCGCGAGCAGGCCTTGATCTTCTGTGGCGATTTCACCCCGGCAGACTTCAAGGTCGCTTTCAAGCGTCTGGAGCAGCAGACCAGCGAGCTTGAGGCGGCGCAGGCCGAGGCGACCGGAGTGCGGGGAAAAAAGCCCCGCCGTGCGACGAACCCGGTTTCCTAGTCGCACAGGTGTTCACCATCGCCGCCGAAACCGGGTGGTCGGAGGAACGCATCATGTTCATGCCGCTGGCACGCCTGGCACAATACCAACATTGCCTGTTGCGCAGGAACGGCATCAGCACGCGGTGGAGCAACCATGTGCAGGGCGGCCCAGAGATTTCCCTGAAAGACCGCCTCGCAATCCTGAGAACGCAGTGGAACCCCAAGGATGACGCCACGCCACACGCATGAGCCGGGTGACGGGCGCGGGGCTGACCGGACTCCCTGCGACGAGCCAGGTTTCCTAGCAGCCCAGGTGTTTGCCGTCGCCGCAGAAACCGGCTGGCCCGAGGAACGTATCCTCTTCATGCCGCTGGCCCGGCTGGCCCAGTATCAGCACTGCCTATTGCGTCGGAATGGGGTTCGGACGCACTGGAGCGCCACGGGAGGAGGCGGAACAAGCCTGCGGGACCAGTTGGAGGCACTGCGGTTGCAATGGAATAGGGTGGATGATCCTGACAGGACGCAACAAATTCCTTGATGGGAGCTCCCTGATGATCCACTTTTTACCAACATATTTTCTTGGCACGCTCTCAGCAGGCTGTTAAATGGCCGTGATGGACGAGCGCTTGAGAGAAGCGCCCATCCGGGTTCGGTTTGTACTGTAACACGAACGCGCTCGTGAGCTGGTGCAAACCGAACGCGTTCGTGAACAAAACTGGGAACATGAATATGAAACGTAAATGGACAATCTTGACGATCGCGTTGTTGTTGTGCGCTTCGTCCTCGCATGCCGAATGGAAGCAAGGTTCAAACACAAATGCCATTCCCTTGCTCTTCGGCACGAATGACTTCTCGGGGATCCTTTCGGTGCCGAACGACAAATTGAAGCCGGAACAAAGCGATGTTGTCAAAGTGGTCACTTCAGGCAAAGTGCCCACCCGTGATGCGGCGTGGAAAGTCCTTGCTGAACGATCCGAAAGTGTAAAATGGATGGCGTCAGATCTTTCTCGAATGTTGGACCGAGGGTTGAGAAAACTCAATCGTGATGTCGAAGGGTTTGGAAAGAAAGGGGACTTCGTGTGGTTGATTGAGGTGGACATGGCCCATCTCTTCCACGGGGTCTTCCTTGTCAACAGTCAAAATGGTGAACTGATGGGGTTGCCATGAAGAAAGTTCCCAACCAGAAAATCCAACCTACGTGCCCGCGACGGGCACTCGTCGGTTGATTTTCGACGTTCGCAATAAATGGACACTGCTCAGGCACAATTCAGTTACTTCACGCCGGACGAAGCGGTGCATCTTCAATTGCAGGCTATTGGCGGACCGAATTCATCGGGCATGGGAATACTTGAAGTGCCCCCAGCGTTTACGTCACCTGAGACTCAACACAGAATCCGTGTTACCATGTTGCATTCGATGGGATCGCTCGCACCAGGCCCTCCGCTAGACGCCGCAAAGAGCGATTTCATGATCAAGTTTAGAGGAGCGCTTACCCCAATGACGCTCATCCTATTCAATGCAGAGTGGGACTATCTTGCCAGTATCCGAGAGGCACTTCACGAGGGATTGACCAAGACCTTGGTTTCAGCGCCCGAGCGAGTTCTAATTGAGACAGTAACGTTGATACGAGCATTCGTAGATACATATCACAAGAAGGGAGAGCTGATGGATTTTGAACTGTTCCGGGCGTATGTGATCGGCTACGCTGACGCTTCAATTCTTAGTTGGTTTAGGGTTATCTGGGATGGCCTTCGGTTTGACAAGAAACAGACATTCTTTAGGAGGCTTTCAACTATTCAAACCTTTGTGAAGTTACCACGCAGTCCTATATAAAAGACAATGCAGAACAAGCCAAAGCAACCCCTACCAACCGCCCGGTTTCGATGATTTCCCGTAACTACAACCCGAACCCCGCGATCAGCGCTCGCCCCCGCTGGTAGGGGTGCACGCGCTCATCATTCACAAAGAATACGCTCCCATTCGAAATGGACGATGGCGGATTCAAACTGTTAGGGAATATCTAGAGGAGGGGTAATTCCTTCTGGTTTGGTGTATGGTTTAGTTGATCCTTTCGCGGAACGGCGAGATGGA